AATCGATATAAAGACCGGGGCGAGTGGGTCGAGGTTGATTCGATTGAGGATCTCCTCAGATGGTCCTCGCCTCATACGATGGTCAGGGGCGAGAAGGTCTATCGAGTGTTAGCCTCTTGGACCGCAAAATATCCGCTGAGAGTCGAATTCTGCGACAAGCGACAGACAGGTCGTCGAATCGCTGAAATCCTCTACAGCGGCGAAAATGAGCAGAATCAGAGGTGATCAAATGGCTGACAATAAGAATAGTTTTCTCGTTTATGCTGCCGACATTAAGGAAACGCTGGACGATATGACGGACGAACAGGTCGGAAAACTGTTCCGAGGGATGGTCGACTATCAGGTTACCGGCGAGGCTCCTGTTTTTTCGGGAGAGCTCAAATTCGCATTTATTCCGATTCGTCAGCAGATGGACCGTGATAATACCAAATGGGAACAGACAAGGGCGAAGAGAACCGAGTCGGGACGCAAGGGAGGAATCAGATCGGGAGAGGTCCGCAAAGCAAAGGCAGAAAACGAAGCAAACGAAGCAAATGCTTCGCCTAACAAGTTTACCGATAAAATTATCAACGAAGCAAACGAAGCTGTTAATGTAAATGTAAATGTAAATGATAATGTAAATGTAAATGTAAATGGTAATGTGTCCGACAGCTTAACAGCTGAGCCGGACGAACCCTCTTTTCTCTCCTCTTCATTGATTTCATATCTGAATAAACAAGTCGGAGGCAGATACAGAGTAACGGACGAGATAAGGAACCGGATCGGGGATCTCCTCGCAGCTGGTTACACTTCGACAGATATGAGGCTCGTCATCGATAAGAAGGTCGCCGAGTGGAAAGACAGCGACAAGATGAGGGCCTATCTGAGACCGAGGACGTTATTCGGAGATAAGTTCGAGGAGTATGTCAACGCTCCTGTGCCGGTCGAAATCGAAAAGGAACAGGAGAAGGCGGAGCGGATCATCAAGCTCCAGGAACAGAGACAGAGCGAATCCGAGTCACTATCGGAGATCCTCGGACGTATGAAGATAATCCGAGACGGTCCCGGAGGAATCAAAGGCGATTGGGATAATTACAGAGCGCTCTCAGAGCAGAAGGCGATCAGGGAGCAGAACATTGAGATCATAGATCAGAGACTTGGGAGGTTGACGACATGAAAACACTTATATTGATCCTCGTTATAATGGCTGCCGTTTTCGAGATAGTCCTCTTCGAATCAGGACGCATTGGCTACGCTCGCGGATATGATGCGGGTCTCGAGGACGGGATCCGGATGACGAACGAGGTTATTTCAGAAAATGATTAGCTGATCCCAGGGGCGGACGGAACTTATAAATTATTACTTTTAACCTCAATATTATGAAAGGAGAAGCCATTCTTCTTTGTTCTTTGCAAGTGTGTTCTGTGTTTTGCCGTTCGTCCCTGATCAGAATAGAAAGGAGGTTGATTAATGTTTACTCTTGTTGATTGGATTATATTCGGCTTTATTTTTATTTTTATGTTCTTCGGAACAATCGCGCTATTTACGAGCGATTTCGCTAAAGTGTCGAAGGTGTTCATCCTCTTCATGGAGATTGTTCTGTTCTTTTCAATCGTCGGCGGATGCGCTATGTATAACACGAAAACGGAATCGGGCAAGAGAAGCGTCAAGTCGTGGCAGAGCGAAACGTCCGGCGGCATTGATCGAACGGTTACGGTCTACGACATTAACGGCGAAGAGGTCGCTAAATATACGGGGCGCTTCGATGTTGAAGAGTCGTCCCAGGAGGGCGTCGTCAAAATCAAATTCGATTGTGACGGGAAACGCCATATCATTTACGCTCAGACGGGGACCGTTCTGATCGATGAGAATTAAGGAGGCTGCTCAATGAATCGAAAAGAGTATAAGCTGCCGAACGGGGAAGAAGTTATATTCGAATACGATGACAACGGAATCGGAAAGATTACTCTCGAGGCGATGGACTTTCTAATCGGTACGATAACAGACGACTTGATTAGTAGGTGTGAGCTGTTCAATCGGCTCGCTACGATACCAGCTCCGCCGGAGGCTAATGATTTTAAGGCGGAGATCTACAAGGTCATTCAGAGCATGGAGGCGAAACAATGCGGCACAAAATGAGACAATGGAAATCCGATTTATTGACGGCGTTCGGTGCCGGCATGAGTATCGGAGTCCTGATCGGAATGATTGGTTTCGCGATTATAAGATTGTTCTTTTGGTAGGAGGTAAACAGATGGCTAACGAATTACATCGGCGCTGCTGGTGCGGATCCGAGGAACCTCCGAAGCTGATCGGCTCTCCTCACGATCCGAAGCGACGCGGAATGTTTGTCCGGTGTCCTGGTTGCGGCTGCCGATCGGTTACAGAGACGTCGGCGTCTCGAGCTTGGTACGCGTGGGACTATTACGATCTACAGGAGGACGAGGAGAATCTGACGATTTACGACATGATGAAAACGGAGGCGGGAATATGAGCAGAGAAGATTTTAACATCGGAGAATATATTATTTATGTGAACGGCGAGAAGTATGAGCTCGGAAGGATTAAGAGTCTCCAGGACGACGGAGCTTTCGTCGCATATCAGGAAGGCGAGACCGGAGCCAAAACACCGTATCATTGTATGCACAAACTGATTAACTCATATGCAATTAAAGAGACCTCGCTCGGAGGAGACTATTTCAAAACTGAGGGAGCTGATTGTACCTGGAGGTGATCGGTATGGGAGACATCTTAATAACAATCGGCTTGATCCTGACGCTGGTCGTTGCGCTGCCGGTTATCGGTCTGCTGATCTTGTGGGAGATTGCGCTGATACACAGAGATCGGAGAGAACGTCCGGACGCGAAGCCGTTGAGTAAAGACGAATGGAAGGTTATGTAAATGATTAGTTTTATTATAGGAGTCTCTGTCGGAACGTGGTTCGGGTTTGTAACGGCTGCTGTTCTGACAGCTTCGAAAAGAGATTAATGTGATGACAGCAAAGGAATATTTACAGCAATACGGCGAGGCGGTTCGTGTTGCTGAGAGATTAAAAACAGAATACGATCAGGAGCTCCTCAAGATCGACGCGGTCCGTTCTACACTTGGAGGGGACGGCACTCCTCGCGGGACGGGAATCAGTCGGGCGACTGAGGACAAGGCGATTCGTCTCGCTGACAAGGCTCTCGAATTAAAGGACGCGGAGCTCGAGGCTGTGAGAATCAGACAGGAAGTGTTTGATTCTATCAGACGAATCCAAGGAACGAAGGGCGACATTCTGTATGAGAAATATATCAACCTCAAGTCGTGGGACGAGGTCGCGGACACCGTCGGTTATTCAAAGAGACACGTTCAAAGATTGCACGACGAAGCGCTGCCACAAGTACAGATTCCTAAAAATGTCATTTTATGTCATCCTCATTCATGATATTTTGATAGTGTCAGAAGGTCGACAAAGACCATAAGACGGATCACCTTGCCGGAGCGATCCGGCGTTATGCCCGCAATAGATAAGGCTGCTCGGTGCAATTCCGGACGCGGGCGATTCATCATCTAAATGTTTTTCGTATGCAGAGGGACGGGTTGACGCTCGTCCTTTTGTATTTGGTGCGTTATGGTTATAGATCACACTCATCCGGCATATATTCAGAAATGGCAGAACGCCGGGCTCCATCAGTTTAACGGCGCTTATTACTATTCTCAGGAGATCGTTGAGAATATTATTCCGAATATCGAGACAGATCGGAATTGGATAACGGTCAACGTCAAAGGTGTCGGCTGCAATCACGCGATCGTTTTTATCCATAACAATCTACATCCGGAAAATTACGAATGGCTCAAGTTTTACGGCTACAAGGATCTCGTTCTCGTTTGCGGAATTCCGGAGACGGTCGAGAAGGTCGCGCATTTGGGTAAGGCGATATATTTGCCGATCAGCGTCGACGTCGATTATGTGAAACAGTTCCGGACCGAGAAAACAAAAGAGGCGGCGTTCGTAGGTCGTCCGAGTAAAAAGAAATACGGAGAGCTGCCGGACGGGATCGATTATCTCGAAGGGCTGCCGCGTGAGGAGCTGCTTAAACGGATGGCGGAATATAAAACCGTGTACGCTGTCGGACGATGCGCTATCGAGGCGAAGATCCTCGGATGCAAACTAAAAGCGTATGATCCGAGGCTTCCGAAGGTCTCACGCTGGAAGGTCCTCGACAATAAGGACGCGGTCTCAATGCTACAGGAGGAGCTTGATCGGATAGATGGTTGATATTTTATGGATCTGTAACAGGCAGCGCTGCGAGGATTGTATTGAGGAATGTAGACATACATCAGATCGAGAGTTTGCTGTTAATCCTGAGTTTGACCGGAATCGCTTCGAGGAAGATCAGGACGGTAATCTATGGGAGGACGGTGTCGGTCGTGGCTAAGGAATTCGCTCGAAAATTCTACAGCTCGAAGGCGTGGCAATCATGCCGCAATGAATACATGAAGCGGGCGCATCATCTATGTGAGAATTGTTTACGCAAAGGAATATATAAACCGGCTGAGATAGTTCATCATGTTATCGAGCTGGATCCTGTTACGATAGAACGTCCTGAGATCGCGCTGAATTTCGATAACCTCGAAGCTGTTTGTCGCGAGTGCCACAACGAGTATCACGATAACCGCGGACGCTGGTCGAAGATCAACCAGGCTAAGCGGGAGAGGCGGGATCAATCGAATCGTTATGTCATCGGTCCGAACGGAGAAATTTTTTCAAAATAATTTTTATTTTTTTTCGAAATATCCCCCCTATATCGGTCAAAATCGCTCAAAACCATAGACCGGTGTGTGAAAAAGTCAGGAATTAGATAAAGCGAGAGAAACGAGGACACAAGTTGTCCGGAAATGGTCGGACAATGACGAAAGATAATTATATTTATTCATACTATCAGGGTATCAAGAACGGAAAATATACCGTCGGGCGCTGGATCGAGCTCCTCTATGAGTACATCATCAAAGGACTCGAGGAAAAGCGCTTTTTCTATGATCAAAAGAAGGCGAACGACGTCATCGAGTGGATAGAGACGCATTGTTTCCACACCGAGGGACCGCTCGCACCTCAGCCGCTCAAATTGGAGCTATGGCAAAAGGCTTTTTACGCTTGTCAGTACGGGCTCGTTGACGCGAACGATCTGAGGCAGTTCCGGGAGATCCTCCTCGTTGAAGGAAGGAAGAACGGCAAGACTAAAACAGCCTCGTCTCAAGCTGCTTACGAATGGAGACAGGGCGGCGGGTTCGGTTCCCGTGTTTTCTGCGTAGCACCGAAACTTGATCAGGCGGATCTCGTTTATAACGATATTTGGGTAATGACAACACTCGATCCGGAATATCAGGAGCTAAAGGAACGGCTCTCAGAGAAGGACGAGCACAATAAAAAACTCTATGACGACGCGGAGCTGCCTCGCCACAGGATGAGCGATCTCGCTATTCCTGGAACGAACAGCACCGTCAAGAAAATAGCATTTTCAGCAAAGAAGAGCGACGGATTTAATCCGTCGTTTTGCATATGTGACGAGATAGCGTCCTGGGAAGGTGACGCCGGTCTCAAACAGTACGAGGTCATGAAGTCAGGCATGGGAGCACGTCCGGAGGGATTGCTGCTCAGCTGTACGACTTCGGGCTATATCAACGACAGTATTTACGACGAGCTTCTCCGGAGGGCGACACGGTTCCTCCTGGGCGACAGTAAAGAGACGAAGTTTCTCCCGTTCCTCTACATGATTGACGACATTGATAAGTGGAACGATATAAACGAGCTCAGGAAGGCAAATCCGAATCTCGGGAGCTCGGTCTCCGTCGATTATATGCTCGAGGAGATTGCCGTCGCGGAGGGATCACTCTCGAAGCGGGCGGAATTCATTACAAAGTATTGCAATCTCAAACAGAACAGTTCGCTCGCTTGGCTCGAGTCGAAGATCATCGACAAGACGACAGGCGAGCCGTTAGATCCGGAACAGTTCCGGGGCTGTTATTGCGTCGGAGGTTTCGACCTATCCAGGACGACCGACTTAACGGCTGCGTGTGTCGTGATCGAGAAGGACGGCGAGCTTTATGTTCTCGCTAAGTTCTTTTTACCGGCGGAACGGATCGAGGACGCAACGGCAGCGGACGGAGTTCCGTATAACATTTACATCCAGCGCGGACTACTACAGCCGTCAGGGTCAAACATTGTTGATTATAACGACGTGTTTAATTGGTTCCGCGAGCTGGTTGAGACTTATGAAATCTATCCGCTCAAAGTCGGATATGACAGATATTCGGCTGCTTATTTGGTTCAACAGATGGAGGCTTACGGCTTTCATATGGATGACGTTTTTCAAGGGTTTAACCTTCATCCGGTAATACAGGAGACCGAAGGACTCTTGAAGGACGGAAAAATACACATAGGAGATAACGATCTCCTCAAAATTCACTTTTACAATTCAGCGCTCAAGGTCAGCACCGAAAAAGGGCGGAGCAAGCTCGTCAAGATCAAACCGTCCGCTCACATCGACGGAATGGCTGCACTCCTGGACGCGATGACAGTTAGACAAAAGTGGTTCGGAGAGATAGGGGATCAGCTCAGAAATGCAGAGAGGTAAATAAATGGGTTTACTCGACAAAATATTTAGACCGGCGGAGGCGAAGAAATCAGACGACGCTCTCCGGGAGGCTCGACAGTTTTTCGAGACGCTCACAGCTTATGCTCCCGTTTTCACTAATTGGGGCGGGGCAATCTATGAGAGCGAGATCGTAAGGGCCGCGATTGATGCAAGGGCGAGACATATTTCAAAACTGAAAGTTGAGACGATAGGGACAGCGAATTCTTCGCTACAGAGCAAGCTCGCTCAAGGTCCGAATCAATGGCAGACATGGAGTCAGTTCTTATATCGAGTCTCGACGATTCTCGACGTCAACAATACGGCCTTTATTGTTCCTGTATTTGATGAGCGAATGATTATAACAGGCGTGTTCCCGGTGCTGCCGTCAATGTGCTCGCTGGTTGAGTACAAGGATGAGATTTGGCTGAGGTATCAGTTCAGCAACGGACAGTTTGCAGCGGTCGAGTTCCGTAAATGCGCGGTCCTGACTAAACACCAATACAGGAGCGACTTTTTCGGCGATTCGAATTATCCGCTTCGGGAGACTATGCAGCTGATCCACATTCAGAATCAAGGAATCGAGGAGGGCGTCAAGAACGCCGCGACGTTCCGCTTCATGGCGACGCTTAACAACTTCTCGAGCGCTAAGGATCTCGCGGAAGAGCGTAAGAGATTTACAGAGACGAATCTGTCGACCGAATCAGAGGCGGGCGGGTTTCTGCTGTTCCCGAACACTTACAAGGACATTAAACAGATCGACGTCAGACCATACGCAATAGACGCGGATCAAATGAAGCAGATCCGCGAGAACGTGTTCAATTATTTCGGAGTCTCGGAGGCTGTATTGCAGAACAGCGCAAAGAACGAGGATCTCGAGGCGTTCTTCGATGGTGCAATCGAGCCGTTTGCGATTCAGCTTTCGGAAGCACTTACAAAGATGCTGTTCTCTGAACGAGAGAGAGCCCAGGGCTCTTATCTGATCGCGAACGCTAACAGGCTGCAATATATGAGCACGACGCAAAAGGTTCAAATGGCTAAGGAGCTCGGAGACCGAGGCGCGATCCTCATCGATGAGATCCGAGAGCTGTTCAATTATGCGCCGCTGCCGAACGGAGCCGGTCAGGTTGCTCCGATCAGGGGCGAATATAAAGCAACGGACGATTTGACAGATGGCGGAGACCAGGAAGGGGGCAACAATG